TGATCCTTAACACCCATGATACATTCATTGATATGACCGGCCATATGGCGTGCAATACTACGCCCAGTCAGCGTAGTTGACTGTCCAATACGTTTATCAAAGAAACGACAATGTTGATTAAGAATAGCACCGTACAAGCTGTTTAGGTTAATCTTCTTAACCAATTGACGCTTATCCCAAAATGCTATTTCCTTGGGATCTGTTGCTGCTTTCTTCTTGGCTTGCAGTTCTTTACGTTCAGCATACCACCGCTCCAGCAGCCCCGGGACAACACCTTTACGCTCGTAAGTGACGATAGTACCATTGGCAGTCAGTATCCAGGGTTGATTACTGTTAAACACCATGTTCCAGATCTCAGCAGCCGAGTGTACGGACTTCTCACCATTCTGCCAGTCTACAGTGATCTCAGTACCACGTTGCTGTTCCATTACCGCAGTATATTCTAACGATGCAAATATACCTTCCCACGCGGCTGTTGCAGATTTACCCTGACTGATGAGATCATCAAGATATCTATCGGTCATTACTGGGCGTAATTGGCCAATTACCGTTTCCATTCCCATATTCAGCGCACGAATAGCTGATGGATACAGACTGTTAATATCCACAGCACCAATCCATTCATGTATACCTTTTTTAGGGTATGCTACATAAGCACCTGCTGCCGCAGCCGTATCCTCATCGTGTAATCGTTGTTTCTTATTGGGAACGACCAATCCACGCTCATGTGCTTCATTGATAATAGCCTGTTCCGTCACCGCCACTGCACTCATGGTCTTCTGTAGAGTTACTGTGTTAGCATGTGCCAGTTCATTGGCTAATTCCAAGAAGCGTAACTTGGTGTCAAGTTTATTCAGAATCATTGTATCTTGTCTGTTATACTCAATAAACTTTTTAAAGTTTTGATTATACAGTTGATCCAGTGTTCCTTCGTATTGTGTCTTGTGTTCGTTTAACTCGTACTCGGCAATAGCATCCAGACTATAACTATGTCGTTCCTCATATGTATATTGTATATACAACTGCATATAATCCAGATGCACCCGCCCAATTAAATCATATGTTGTGCTGGTATTACCATATCTTTCATAGTCACGAGATTTAGGATACTGCCCCCATAGGCAGAATCTACGAGTGTCGTCCTTGCTCAGTACACGAGTAATACGATTCACTGTGTAAGGGATATCATAGCCCTCACTATTCCAACCTGATAACACATCCGCGTCTTCTATTAGATCCAGAAAAGTTTTTAGCATCTCCTCTTCACTATCAAATACAATAGTGTTTTCAAATTCTGATGCTATCTCTTGTGCTGTTTCCATACTCATGTGTTTAGGGGGAATAACCAAGGTGACCAGTTGATCTATCCATTGCAGATAGACCGATATTGCTGTAATAGCGTTAAATGGATCTGACGTAGGACTGTACCCACGCTCTTTATGAAAGTCTACCTCAATATCGAAAAACGCTGCGTGTAGTGTTGGTGCATCTTTGTCTTTATAGTTTTCTTCCAGACAACGGAACACGGGATTAATATCGGATTCGTAAAGTTGCCGCCCTTTTTGTACTGCCACTTCCCTACGAAACTCTTTTAGGTTTCGGCTGGAGAAACGTGCTACTGGAGTTCCATAAATTGACTGGAACTTGCCACGTGGATCGTCATAATAAAATATATGATTAGCTGGGTATTCTTTGTATACCCGTTTACCATCAACTCGTTCTATAATATGAATGCGATCCGAATCGCGGGAATATAATGCGTCTACATAACTCACTTAAAGAGTTTTTCCCACTTGTGTAAGGATAGTCTCCAACAATTCATGATCCTGTTGTTCGCGGCCAAATTCAGATTTGTGTGCTAAACGAATTGCCTTTTTAAGGATACCGGGTTTAATTTCCAATTCTTCTGCTACGGCTTTAATGGTGTCATTCAATCCACCGGTAAGTGTTTCGATTTCCTGCATAACTGCCATTCCCTCGTTAATCATTGATTCGAGTTTTTTAGTGGCTTCGCCTGAAAAGATTCTGTCTGACATAATAGTTCCTTGTTAAAAATATATTATACATTAATCACTATATTAAACAAGAGTAATGGTAAAATGGGGGTTACTTTATCCCCCGCCCACTACGCGGGGCAGTTCAATTGCGCGGACGCCTTTACCGCAGCATCAAACGTCCCTAAGGCAGGGTTCTTATAGTAGGCGCATATGGATTACGTTTATAATCGCTGTCGTCACCTTCTTCTTGTTCGGGATATACTGGATACATATTAAGGTTTTTATGGAGCATTGCCACCAACCGGATATATTGCACCCTCTGGAGCTTGCGTGAATCCTGTTTGCCCGGGTTTAACATGATCATTGGTCCAGGGACTTTCCATAATGGGACCATAGCATGATGCTAATGTTACCCCATTAACTTTAACTTCTTGTATCAAACAGGGAAAACTCCACATATTACTCATGCCAGAATCTTGCGTATCACCAATAGTAAAACTTCTGAATTCAGCTGGAGCGACATTCCATGTGGGTGCTTGGGGATACTCTGTTACTGCTGGAATACCAAATAGTGACCAGACTTTACCTGGTGCAATGTCACAAGAACCTTTCATTAGATCTAAATTGGCTATACTGGTACCGTTAAGTACAGGGCATACAGCCATACCTTCTCGAAAGGTTTTCCCATCAACTAACATAGTTTTGCCAGTTGGTGTGGTTGATGATGCTGCGCATAATGCGTATTCGCCCTGACAAATACCCAGTGTATGTGCCGATAATGCGACTGTAAATAGCGTTAATAATGATACTACAAGTTGCTTAAACTGCATTTGCTTTTCCTCTAGGTTTCCAATTGTAATCTACATTGATCACTGATATATTTTTATCAGCATAATACTTATTTACATCAAACTTGGGGTCTGTAATTTTCATACGTGTCTTGGTGCCATCATCAAAATATACACGCCAAACAAAATACTGACCCGGCTTTAGGTCGGGAATATTGTCGTCAGGTGTTGGTGGTGGAGCAGGCGGTGTAGCAGGTGCCGCGGCTGGTGCTGCTGCATTAGTAGTTTCACCAGCTTCGTCCATAGCACCGTAATACGTACGATGCGGTGCTATTGGACCTGCGTCTTCTTTAACTTTTTTTTTTACTTCTGCTAATAGCATATTGTATTCGTACTTGGCAGACTCATATACTGCTGGATTGCCAATAACATTATATCCAGACGCCATGGCCCAGGCTAAAAAGTTAGTTGATTCTGAAAAATCAAACGAGCCCTTGTGCTTGAGTTTACGGAAGTCACCTTTCTTAACATCTAATGCTTTATTTTGATGAGCGCCTGTACCTGGCCCAGCTGTCTGCGCACCTTTAGCCACAAGGTTTCTAGCCTGCGCACTAACTAAATTATTACGGTTAGGATTTCCTTTAAATGGATCCGCAGCCTTCATAGTTAAATCTTCAGGTTTCTTTAAGTTGGTCAGGGTATCAGAACGAACTGTCATGTTGCCAGCAATGCCTTCTTCCATGGAGCCAAAGCCTTGCCCCGCACGTGGCGCACCTTTTTGTGTACCTTTGTAGTATCCACCAAATTTTGTGCCAGATGCGTCATTAGCTGCACGCTTCATACTCTTAGGTTTATTCTTTGACTCTCGCATGTCTGGGCGATTCATTCGTTGTGCATCTGTCGCCGCGGGAGGCGCTGTTTTGGTAATCCCAGTAGTTGCATTTCCCCATTCAGGTGGTGCTGTTTTCGTGATCCCGGTTGACTTATTACCCCATTCAGGTGGGGCTGTTTTCGTAATACCTGCAGGGGCCGGTGCTGCGGGTGCTGCTTTTCTAGGCGGTGCTTTTTGCATATCAGCTGGATTGTCATAAATTGGCTGGTCAGCTACTTTTGTATTTGCCACAGGTGCAGCAGGTGCTGGCGCCGGTGGTAAGTTCTTTACCCAAGATGGTGTAGGACCAGGATCGTTGGGATCTGTTCCCTGCTGTATTAAGCCTTTAATTTTGCTATCTGTGTATCTCTTGGCTGCGGCAGCGTTACCAGGAGAGCCAGGTGCGGCCTGCTCTTCTTTACGATAAAACCTATCATACCATGTTTTATATTGCGGGTGATTGGCAATTTGATCCGGTGTCACTTGAACCTCAGGTGGCGCAGCAGGTGCCACTGGTGCCGGGGCAGGTGCGGCTGGTGGTGGTTGGTTAGCCAGTTGTTCTTTTTGCCAACGCTCATACTGGGCTCGTCCGATAAGTTGCATATCTCTAGTTATTTGTTCAGCATTGGTTAAAGGTACACTATCTTCTTTGACTTTTTTTTTATTCTTGTTATCCAGCATACCGCGTTTGTTGGCTGTAGCCCAGGCAATGCTTTCGGCATCTTTCTTTGACTTGCCGGCCTTTTCCTCGCTCTTTTCAACATACCCAACAAAACGATCTACCTTTTTGCCTTCCGACACACCTTTCTCTTTTGGTTTAGCAGACTGA